CTTATATCCAACGCTATCCACTGGCGGCGCTTGTATTGTTTTGTCAACTCCGCAGGGCGTTGGTAACATGTTTCACCGGCTTTACACCGAAGCCGAGCAGGAATTAAATGATTTTGTTCCGATGAAGCTGCCGTGGGATGTACACCCCCATAGAGATCAAGCTTGGTTTGAAAAAGAAACCAGAGCTATGAAAAAGACAGAAATCGCCCAAGAGCTTCTTTGTAGCTTTAATATGTCGGGTGCCACTCTTATTGAGGGCGAGGACTTAGAGAGGGTCTTCGCGGACTGTGTCGAACCAAAATATAAAACCGGCTATGATAGAAATCTTTGGATTTGGGAATCATACCAAGGAGATGGATCATATTTTTTAGCTGCCGACCCCGCACGCGGCGATGGTGCAGATCACTCTGCCATTCAGGTTTTTAATGTAAAAACAATGGAACAGGTGGCAGAATATCGAGGTAAAATGCCGCTTGATACTTTTGCCATGTTGATTTACGATGTTTCAAAACAATATGGCATGTGTCTAACGGTGGTGGAGAATAATTCCATTGGTATTTCAGTAATCTCTAAATTACAAGAAATGAATCATCCAAATCTTTATTGGAGCAGAAAATCCAGCCACGAACAAGTAGATAGATATATGGCAGAGGACCAATCCGGCGTTATTTGCGGGTTTTCTACAACAATGAAAACTAGACCCTTGGTTGTGGCGAAATTAGAAGAGTTTATCAGAAATAAAGTAATTAAAATTAATTCAATTAGGCTGGCCAATGAATTAAAAACTTTTGTTTGGCGTAACGGCAAGGCCCAAGCGATGAGGAGCTACAATGACGATCTAGTTATGTCGTCGGCTATTTCCTGCTGGATTAGAGATACCGCTCTTGTGGCGAACACAAGAGAAGCTAAGTACAGCAATGCAATGTTGGCTTCTTTTACTGCTAAAAGGTCTGTGCTGGATACGACACTAAGAGGGATGAAAAATCAACAGCAAAAAGTAGTTACTAAAAATGATAATAAAAAAGTAATAAACTTGCCATTTTTCATAGGATAAAAAATGCCCGACAATTCAAAAAATCCAAAAAATAACGCTTCAGACCTCTTCAAAAGACTAACTCGTCTTTTTTCTGGACCGATTGTAAATTATAGAAAACAAAACGTAAGAAAGGACCGGAGAAAGCGTTTAGACAAATATTCTTCAACATTTAGAACTGCTAGTGGCCAAGATTTCAAGAAGAGATCTTACAACCCATATGAAACAATGCTGTCGGATGTGACTAAAAACGTCAACAGGTCAGAAAGATATAATGATTTTGATCAAATGGAATATACGCCGGAATTAGCTTCTGCTCTGGATATTTATTCTGATGAAATCACCTATCATGATGGCTACGATAAGCTTTTAAAAATTAAGTGTCACAATCAAGAAATTAAAGAAATACTGGAAACACTCTATTTTGAGGTTTTGAATCTTGAATTTAATCTTTACGGCTATACAAGAAGTATGTGCAAATATGGTGATTTCTTTTTATATCTAGATATTGACGAGAAGCTTGGTGTCAAATCTGTTATTGGTCTTCCTCCCCAAGAAATAGAAAGATTGGAAGGGGAAGACAAGACCAATCCAAACTATATTCAGTATCAATGGAACTCGGCAGCCATGACATTTGAAAATTGGCAAGTTGGGCATTTCCGCGTTTTAGGTAACGATAAATTTGCTCCTTACGGCACCTCAATATTAGACCCGGCCCGCCGAATTTGGCGTCAACTCACCATGATGGAAGACGCCATGATGGCTTATCGTATTGTAAGGGCACCAGACAGAAGAGCTTTTTATATTGATGTCGGCGGCGTACCTCCGGAAGATGTTGAGCAATTTATGCAAAAAGTCATGACACAAATGAAGCGACATCAGACTGTTGATTCGCTCTCTGGCAGGGTCGATCTACGCTATAATCCCGCTTCAATTGAAGAGGATTTTTATATTCCTGTGCGTGGCAACAATTCAGGCACCAAAATTGATGTCGTTTCCGGCCAACAAAGGGCGAATGACATTGAAGATGTTAAATATCTCAGAGATAAGATGATATCTGCAATTAAAATTCCCCCGTCTTATCTAATAATGGATTCAACCGGAGGGCCGACAGAGGATAAAACAACTTTGGCCCAAAAGGACGTTCGTTTCGCCAGAACAGTTCAAAGGGTTCAGAGATCTGTGGTGAGCGAATTAGAAAAAATTGGGATTGTTCACCTTTACACTCTTGGATACAGGGGGGAGGATTTGCTTACATTCACACTTGCGCTAACAAACCCCTCTAAGATAGCGCAACTTCAAGAAATGGAAAGTCTTAGGGTTAAATTTGAAATGGCCACCAGCGCCGCTGCAAGCATCTTTAGTAATCGTTGGGTGAGTGAGCATATTTTTGGCATTAGCGAAGAAGAGTTTATTAGAAACCAAAGAGAAAAGTTTTACGATAAAAAGTTTGAGGCTGCTGTTGCTAAAATTGCTCAAGCTACTGTTGAGGGCGGCGGCGGTTTTGGAACTGGCGGCGCCACTGAGGTCGGTGGCGAAATGGGCGCGATGCCCGGTATGGGCGCAGAAGGGGAGATGGGTGGAGCACCTCTGGAGGGCCCCGCAGCCGAAACTCCTGCTGCCGAAGCAGCCCCGGAGGCCGCCGCCCCAGCCGCCGAAGAAGGGGGTTTATTGGTCACCCCGCCGGCCCCCGCAGCACCCGCCGGTAAGCGCGACGAAGATTGGTATAAGGTATTAAGAACTGCTGATGGCAAAACAACCACGACAAAATCAAAACTTAAGTGGTATAAGCCGGTCACAACTGATAAGAGGGATATGGGTGCCAGAAAAAAGAATTATATGTCTATGTCGGGAGTCGAACAGGGTGGTAAACGAAAATCACATAAAGGCTATCACGAATTAATGGGACTGTCCAAAGGTATTGTAAACGAATCCGAGCCTAATTATGGTGACGAAATCGAAAGAAAAGTATTGTTGGCGTCAAAAGACATCAATGATCTTCTCAGTTCATTGGAGAAAAAGAAAAATGAAACTAAGTCATAATAAGAAAAGAAATACCGCTTTTCTTTACGAAGTATTAATATCAGAATTGGCAAAAAGCTCTTTAAGCAACAATAAACAACTTCGGGAAACCATTGTTAGAATACTTAAAGAATTTTTCTTAAAGGGCAAACCACTGGCACAAGAGCTAAATCTCTACAAAGAGTTCGAAGATCTGGCCAATTATGACAAAGAAATTGTCTCAAAAATAATCTCAGAAACAATTAAAAAAAGGGCTGAATTAGACGACAAGGAAATTTTCAATGAACAAACAAGGCTCATTAATAAAATCAACAAATCAGTTGGGAAACATTCATTAGAAAATTTTGTACCAAATTATAAAAGCTTGGCAACAATCTATCAGATTTTTAGTGACAAAACACCAATCAAAGCAAGAGTAATTTTAGAAAAAAACCTTGTCAGGTCAATTTTAAGCAAAAGCAGCCTACCTATCAAAGAAAATAAAGAAGACGTTAACAATGTTGTTTATAAGATTTTCACAAACAAATTCAATAAAAAATACACAGAATTAAACGAAAATCAAAAAAATCTTTTAAAACTTTATATTGAGTCAGTTAGGGACGGCGGCCTAGAGCTTAAAAGCTTCATTAACGAAGAATTGGCGGATATTAAGATAGCAATAAAAGAATATGTTAGTTCCAAGAACTCCGATGGCTTAAAAGAGTCGTTGGATAGGGTTGGTGAAGAAATAAGGTCGTTTAAGGGTCAATATATAAGCGAAGAAATAATTAAGAAAATTCTCAAAATGCAGGCGCTAACAGAGGAAATGAAAAATGGCGGATAAGATTAAAATTAATATAGAGCCACAAGTTAAAATTGCAATTAAAAAAGTTTATAAGCCTTTAAAATTAAATATTAAATTTCCCACTACAATTGAATTAAGGCTTCGAAGGGCCTTGAACGGCGATTATCTTATTTACGACCATCCTCTTTTTGACATTGTGATTATGCCTACCAAAAATAAGATTGTAACTTTTAGAAAAAGGGATCCAAAAACTGACCCCTATCCATCTCAAGACAAATTTTTTGATTATTTAATGAGGTTGGGAATGGTGGTGCAAGATTCCATACAGGGCGGCAACGTTTATGGGTCTATTGAGGCAATCTATCCGATTAATGATAAAGTAGATACCATTCAAGCTCTTCTCTTGGCAGCATATAATTTCTTAAAAGAGGAACTTGAATTCTTTAAAACTATCGATAACTATGAAGAAGATTACGAAGATAGTCTGGTTGAACCAGAGCCAGAAGATAGTACGGAACTGGGCGAAGTACCTCACGCAGAAAAGAAAGGTTCTATCGACCCGAATTCCACCCCCTATAGTTTAGTTTACAGGATATAAAATGCAACTGCTTATGTTTGTATTAATCTGTTATGGATTAACACTTATTTTACTTTATGGGTCTATTTTTGATTCAATAAGGCCGACGAAGGGAAAGTTGGGAGAACTATTTAAGTGCCCTCTTTGTACGGGTTTTTGGGCTGGTATAATTGTTCTGTTGATTTCTCAAGATTCACAACTAATTACATATGAGCCCAGCTTTGTTAATTGTTTATTGCTTGGCTGGCTCAGCGCCGGAACGAGCTATTTTTTAGATATGGTAGTTGATGATTTTGGTGTTAAAATTTCCCGGGGGAAGGAAAAATGAACATTTGGACTGATAACCAATGGATGCTTAGACCTCCAACTAATTGTTGTAAAGGTCGCTGACTACTTTAGGAATAAAAAAATGAAGATTAAAGTAAAAAGATATAAAGAAATCGAACGTGTCGCTTTTGTTGAGGCCCTTCAAAGAGTTCTGCGGGAGGGCCCCATAGACCCAGCTAAAACTGCAGCGATCATTGCCGCTATTGACAATGCTGGCTTAGACGACGCCATTCGGGACGATCTTAAATTAACTGTGCAACAGAAGCTCAGCGCCGCGATGGGGCTGGCCCAACAATGAACAAGCTTCTTCTTAGAGAGTATTATGAGTTGTGTGAGGGCGGCGTTTGTCAGGATTTATTGACAGAGAAAGAGAGGGCGTTTGTTAAAGAAGGCGGCCTAATTCTTAGTGGCAAGATTCAAGAAGGTGATCGCAAGAATGGCAATGGTAGAATATACCCAACAAACATACTTTCGCGTGAAGTTAATAACTATAGGGCAGTTGTAGAAGATAAAAGAGCTTTGGGAGAGTTAGACCACCCAGAGTCTTCTATTATTAATTTAAACAATGTTTCTCATATGGTTGTCGATGTTTGGATGGATGGCAAGTCAGTGATGGGCAAGTTAAAGGTGATGGATACTCCATCTGGAAAAATTTTAAAATCCCTAATTGAAGGCGGCGCCCAACTGGGTATTTCTTCAAGAGGTTTAGGCTCCGTAGAAGAAAAAGGCGGAAATACAATTGTACAAGACGATTTTCAGCTTATTTGTTTTGACATCGTAAGTGACCCATCAACTCCCGGCGCGTATATGAAGATTTCAGAGAATAAGATTCCAGAAAATCAAATTTTTGACAAAAAGAGCAGGATTAATAGGCTAATAAATGAAATCATCAGTAAGTAGAAAAGATTTAAAAAACCTTGTTAAAGAATGTGTCCGAGAGGTTATGTTTGAAGAGGGAATGATTAGTGATTTAGTGTCTGAAATCGCCGCTGGTTTTGCCAAGGCAAATTTATTAGAAGTTAAACAACCAACAAAGCCCGGATTAACAGAAAGGGTCGTTGAGCAAAAACAGCGCCCAAAAGTAGAAAGAAAAGCATATACAGAAAATAAGAAAAATTTAACCGAGGTTCTTAAAAAGAATTTTGGTGGTGTTGATTTATTTGAAGGAACTACTCCCGCCCCCGCAGCAGAGTCAGGCGGTCAAGGTGCATTAGCCAACGTGTCTTCAAATGATTCTGGAGTGGATATTTCAGCTATTCCCGGCATGAATAACTGGAAGCATCTAATTAAATAAGAGGTAGATATGTCTATTTACAATGTAGAAGTTAGAGCTAGAAGAAATGAGCCAGCCGAGGCCCTTATAAAGAGATTTAATAGGAAAGTAAAGAATGAGGGGATCGTGCAGGAAGTTTTAAATAGAAAGTATTATACAAAGCCTTCCGTCAAAAGAAGAATGG